AGAGAGACATTTGGTCGTTCATTACCAGACCCTACATTAGATAGAGCACGAGCAGGATTTAGAAATCAATTTAGTGATGTTTATAATCAGTATCTTGGACAAAGAGCTAATCAAATGCGTTCTCGTACTGACCCAGCACAATTAACTACGTTTTCTGATTTCTTAAAAGATTACCCTTTTACACAAAGATACTCGGCTATGACTCCTTACCAAAGAGGTACGTCTATGAGTAGGTTCTCACCGAGTACAAGGTTTATCTTTTATTAATGCCACATATCCCAGGACATGAATATTCTCCTCAAAGAAGATTGTCTTATGGTTCTCAATCTCCACAAGATGAGGGATTTTTATCTAATGTTTGGAGTGACTTTTTACAACCTGGATTAGAAACTGCTGTAAATTTACCTGTAATTAAACAAGTATTTCAAGGCTTAGGAGAAATCCAAAACCGAGCTGTTATTCCTGCAGTTAGTAGATTACTAGAACCTGTACCAATTAGATTTGAAGAAAGAGTTGGCGCTCCTGAAGTTCCATGGTATGACATACCTGGTCAATTTGGTAGAGGAGATATTAGTTTTAATTTTGACCAATACGTTACTCCTGAAGGTAGATTTTCTCCAGCAGCGTTAGCTGACCAATTACAAAATTTAAACCCTGCAAATGTTGCATTAGAAGTACTAGGAGAAAACTTAAATAGAGACTTTGACATATTTGAACCAGAAACAAGAAGAAGTCAGAATGTTCAAAAAGAAATTCAACGATTTGAACAAGCTAATCAAAGACCTGCTACTCAAGTAGAACAAAGACAAATAGAAGAAGATTTATATAAGTTACCACCATACACACGAGGAATATCTGAAGAATTACCTTGGCTTGCTTTACCACCTGCAAGAGTAGCTAGAGCTAGTTTACAGGCTGTACGTGAAGGACAAAGACTTAGTTCGGCAGGGCGTGCTACAACAAAAACTATTCAACAAACTACAATGGAGCCAGTTAAAAAACGATATTTTGAAACATTACCTGATGCTGAAGCAACAAGATTAGGAGTTCCAAAAGGAACAACTAGAGTTGTTAATGTTGGAGATTTAAGACCTGTTACAAAAGATGTTCAAGTACCTATTAATATACAAGGAAGTCCGTTAGGGTCTGCTGCTCCTGTAGCAAGAGCAGCATTACGTGGAGCTGAAATAGCTTTAAAACCTGTAGAAATTATTGAAACAGCTATGGCTAGAGTTATTGAATCACCATTTAAATTAATAGGTCGAAGTGTTGATTTAACAGGTCGTGGAATTAATCGAGTTGTTAATAGAACTCAAATACTTAATTTAAGTGAAAGAGGATTAATGGAAGGCGACAATATAATGAAAACAAATATTGTTGACGCAGCAGGTAATCAATTAACTCCTGAACAAAAATTATTTGAGATTAATGATATATTTGAAAGAAAAACAGGAATCAGCAATAGGTATCGCCTTGAAGAAACTTATAGTGAAAAAATTGGAGAAGAAGTAATACCTAATTATGTTATTAGAATTAATGATGATGCTGTTATTCCAGATAGAATACGTATAAGAACTGATGAAGAAGTTATTAACATTCCTAAATCACCTCAAGTAGAAGCTGCTAGAGCAGGTGAACAATTAGGATTTGATGAAGTTCTTGAATCCCAAAGAAGACAAGAGTTTTTAAATAAATTAGGTAGAGAACCAACTGACGTAGAAGAATTTGCATTTAATAGACGTATGTCTGTTGAAGACGCTAAAAAAGAAATAGCAGATAAAGGTGGAATACAAAGAGAATTTGACTTTGATATTGAAACACCTATTGAAGAAATGTCTGTTAATTCTTATCAAGCATTTAAAAGATTAAATGAATCTCCTTTGGGTCAGGCTGTAGATGGGGTTCTTAACAGTTTAAAAAGTTCTAAGGTAGTAAAAGAATTACACAGTAAAGGTAAAAATGCAGATAAATATTTAACAAATAAACTTAATGAAAGATTTCCTAATTTACCTACATGGTTTATAGAATTTAACAGAAAACATAATGATGCTTTTTATGGATTAAAAGGTCTTATTGATGATGTAATTGAAAGAAGCGTTAATCCTGCACCATATTTAAAATTATCTAAAGAAGCATTAATAAATTTTCCTACTAAATTAGGAATTAGTAGTTCTCATGCAGTTAATAGAGCTAGTAATAGAATTGAAAATGTTTACAGAAAAAAAATAATTCCTGCAATAGATAAAGGAGTTAAAGAAAACGATATTAGTAATTTAATATTAGCACGATTTCATCTTGAAATTCTTAATGCAAAAAATGCTGATGGCACTTTAAGGTTTCCTAACAGAGCAGCACCTCAAAAATTTGAAACTGCACCTGGAGAAACTCTTAATAAAGAAGTTTTAGAAGATATGGTTAATCTTAAAAGTAATCGGTATGCTGATTATAACGCTGACCAAATAAAAGCTCTTGAAGATGCTGTAGATGGTGTTAATAATTTTTATATAGAAGCAAGAGCTAAATTATATAAAAATGGAATTATAGATAAAGAAACTTATGATTATCTTCGTACTAATTATAAACATTACAATCCAATTACTTACGTAGAATTTATAGATGACTTTGCAGTTGAGGTTGTTCCAGGTAAAGGTAGAAATGTTGTAGACAATACTGTTAGAACATTAGATGAAAAGTATGATGGTAAATATACAACACGAAATGCTATTGGAGAAACTTTATGGGAAAACATTATTAGGCAAGAAGTAAGAATTGTTAATAATGAAAACACTCGTACTTTTGCAAGACTGTACCAAAACGAATTAGGATTTAAAGAAGTAACAACAAAGTTTCTTGACGAAAATGGAAAATATCAACCAGGCAAAAGCTCTCAAAGTTTATATAATGATAAAAAGAAAACAGGATACTTTTCTTTTTATGAAGATGGTAAGCGAGTAATTATTGGTGGTGTAGATGGAGCAGAAGTTCCACGAGATGTATGGGAAACATTAAATGGTAGAGCAGGTTTAAACTTACAGTCTCCAAGTGAAATAGCACAAAAGATAGCTATGTCTAATGGTTGGTTTAGGTCTATGTATACTACATACAATCCATTGTTTTGGACTAGAAACATGGTTATAGATAGTTTAACTGTATGGCTTAAAACAGGAACTATGCCTCACAAAGTTGGTATGGAATTAATGAAAGATTTATATTCTATAGCTAGTAATAGTGAACAAAGGTTTGTTCGATTTATTGGAGACTTAGGTGGTTGGCAAGGTGATGGTTATATTGGAAGACAAAAAACAGAAGCTGCTATTAATGCAACTATTAAAAATGCTGACCAATCACTTGGTGCTATTGTTGTAGATTCTGATAAAGCATTACGTAAAGTTTTAAAAGAAACTACTTTAGGCACAATGAAAGATACTGTTAAAAAAATTGGTGGGGCAGTAGAAGCTGCTCCACGACACGCTGTTGGTAGAAGGTCTGTAGCTAAAGGAATAAAAGATACTTATGGAATAGATGGTGAAACAGAATTAAAAAGAATACTAAAATTATCTGAAACAGATTATGTTGACGAAATGTTTAATGATTATATTCCTGGAGGTACAGACGGAGCATACTATAAACAAAATAAAAAAGGTATAGGCAGAGGATTTGCTGATACAGATATTGCTTCACGTGCAGCAACCAATACTTTAGAAGCTACATTAAACTTTAGTCGTGGTGGAGAAAGAATAAGAAGATGGAATGATTACGTTTTATTTTTAAATGCTGCTATGGAAGGTTCTAAACTTCCATTTAGAGCATTAGGTATAGACGTTAATCCTGTTATAAGACCAGTAAGAAATCCAAAACCTGGTGAACCTTTATATGAATTTGGAAGTATATCTGAACAATTAAAAAGAGCATTAGGTAATGTTACTGCAGGTAAAGTAGGTAGAGGACCAGGAGCTACTGGTAGAACTTTAGATAATGTTACAGGTGGTCCATTTCGTGTAGCTTTAAGATTAGGAGCTATTGTTGGTACATACTGGGCAATTATGGAAGGTTGGAATAAATTAGAAACATTTAATGGAACACCTTTGTATTATGATATTCCTGATTATGTACGTTATAACAGTATGATATTTATGTTACCAGCAGATAGAGATGAAAATGGTGACTATATTATTGACCCTATTACTAATAGACCTAAACCTAAATACATTGTAATTCCACACAGATTAAGAGAATGGAACTCTATATTTCAAGGAATAACTTGGTTTTCAGAAACTAGTGACGAAATGGATTCATATCAAGATAAACAAAAATGGATGTATGAAATAGCTACATCTGCTTTTCCTATTTCTGATATACCTTTGCCTGAAATTATGACTATAGGAGCAGAACAATTAACAGGTTATGACACTTGGAGAAAAACTCCAATAGTCTCAGAGGACTTTCAAGAAGGACCATTAAAAGAACAATACAGTAAATATACAACAAAAACTATGAGAGAAGCAGCTGGTATATTTGAGGATGTTCCTGTTCCTGAACCATTGTCTGAAATAATTGCTAGTCCTGATAGGCTTGAACATTTATATGAAAGTATATTTGGTGGAGTAGGCACAACTGCTTCATCTATAACTGACTACGGAATACAGTTATTTAATGATTTACGAAACGAAGAACCTAGACCTATGGAAGAACAAGTTGCTAAGTTTCGTGAAATGGATAAAACACAACGTATAGAATTTATGGCTACACTAACTGATAGTGAGATAGAAGAATTTGAACGAGAACTTAGAGAACCTGAGATTGCTGCACCTTTCTTTAGCAAATTAAGAGAATCTTTTTTTCCGTCAAAAGGTGGAGGGTTAGACCGAACTCAACAAGCAAGAGTAGAAAAAATGTTTCCTGAAACATCTATTAAAGAAACTAGAGCAGGAAATAAAGTTTTAGCTAAAACACATCAAGAATTATTACAAGAACAAAAGAAAAATGACGAGAAATTAAACGCATGGATGCAAGGAAAAACAGGAAAAGATGTTTTGTCTCCTTCTGAGTGGCGTGAAGAACGTTCTGCTAAGTATGATAAATACGATGGTGCAGTTATAGCTATTTCTAAAAAATATAAATTTAGTATTCAAGCTCAAGACGAAGAAACAAAACAACAATACTATGACGCATTACATTATTTTGCTGGGCAAGATATGCGTACAGGAGTAGAGTTATTACTTGCTGGTTATCGAGCTATTAAATTAAATGAAACTCCTGATAGTGCTGACTGGGATGTTTACAACCAAGCAAGAGATGAATACTTAAACGGCATAAGATTAAAGTCTGAAGCTAACAATGATGGTCTTTATGACGATTTAATTAGAAGACTTGAAGCAGGTGACACTAATGCAGAAAAATTATACAAAGGTGCAAGTGATTTGTTATCTGAGTATTGGAGTATAGGTAACTCTTTAGATGGTTTGTATGGTCAGGGATATAGTAATAATAATCCAGAGTTAGCTAGAAAATGGCAAGAATATCTTAATGCTGACACAGGAACAAAAGCTCAAATGAGGCGAAATGACCAACAAATAAACACGTTAGTTCAAAGGCGTAGCGAATTAAGAAAACTATATGTACAAAACAGTAGCCCAGATATAGATGGTACGTTAGCTTTTTGGTATGGTGATTTTTATACGCCAATAACACCAGCTGGAAAACAGATATATACTAAGTACTATGGTGGTCAACAATTATTTACTAATGTACAAGGTATTGGAACAAGTTTTATTCCACGTTGACAATAGATGTATACTATAAAATAAATTATATGAGGTATTAATAATGGTTAATCAGGCAGAACAAGATAATACAAGTAGTGCTGAGCCTACTCAGGATAATAATAATGGAGACACATTAGTTGATGTAACTTCAGAGTTTGAAGGAGCTAACACGTTTGAAGACACTCCTACTCCTACAGAAGAAACAACTGCTCCACCACCCCCACCTGAAAATGTAGAGACTCCAACACAAACACCTACTGAACCTGTAGCAGAAGAAACTAAACCTGTTGCACAAACTCCTGAAGCTCCTAGTATGCTTCAAGATGATGGTAAAACTACAGAAGAAAGATTGCGAGAACTAGAAACTAAAAATGCTGAATACGAACAGCAACAACAGCAATCTCAACTTCAAACACAAGCAGTGCAATATGCACAACAATTAGAAAAACAAGGTTATTTGCCAGACCAAGCAAATCAAATTGCTACTCAATGGATGGCACAACAAAGTCGTGAAGCACAGTTGTTACAGCAACAACAGCAACAACTTAAATACGTACAAGGGCAAGCTGCAGCAGCAGAACACTTTGCTACTAAGTATGATTTAAAGTTAAGCGACCTTGCAGAATTAAAGAAATATGACTCTCCTCAATCTATGGAAGAAGCTGCAAAACGCATTAAAGACATTAGAGCTAAAGATGCAAGAATAGCAGAACTAGAAGCAAAGCTAGTACCACCACAGGAATTTGACAGTAGTCAAAGTACACCAGGTGCTTCTAATAGTGAGGACAGTTGGTTAGACAAATACAATTCAGGTGACAGGTCACCTAACGCACTCGCCGCAGCACGAAGGGCTGCAGGTTTAGGGTAGTAGTTGTTTAACAAAAACAGTAACACGAAGGGTTGCTGATTGAAATAAAACTTAATATTTAATCAGGAGAGTTATCATGGCTCAAACAGCAACAACTGGGAATTTAGAAAATGCCCAAAGAATAATAATTAGTTCAGCTCGATATACAGAGGAACATAATGCACCTGCGTTAGCACTTATTGAACAATTTAGTCTACCAGCAGGTTCTAAAACAGTTACTGTACCTAAAGTAGGACAAATGACAATGAGTGACCTACAAGATGGTATAGACATTGTAGATGAAGAAGATATTGGAATGACAACTGTTGACCTTACAGCTAGTGAGGTTGGTGCTAAAGTTATTCTTACAGATAAACTTGTACGACAATCAGCCGACAATGTTTTCTCAATCATTGGAAGACAGCTTGGTGATGGTATGGCTAGAAAGAAAGATAAAGACGTAATTGCTCTTTATGTAAACTTAAATGGTGGTACTGCACTTGGAGCAGACGGAAGAAACTTTAATGCTGCTAACGTACACGCAATAGTTTCTAACGCTAAAGCAAACAAGTTTGGTTCTCAACTATACATAGTTCACCACCCAAATGCTGTTGCAACTCTATCTAAAGAAGCAGCAACAACTGCAGGTAACAATGCTGAAATTACATCAGGTTGGTCAGCAGATTTGCTATCTAACTTCTATAGTGGGTTACGACCAATTAATGGTGTACCAATCTTTGAAGATGGAAACATTGAAAAGACTGGTAGCGTTGATTCAGGGTATGGTGTTATCGCTGACAAGACTGCATTAGCAGCTCTTACTAGCGTAGAGACTAGAACTGAAAGACAAAGAGATGCTTCTCTTAGAGCTACTGAAATTGTAATGACAGCAGACTATGGTGTCTTTGAATTAGATGATAGTAAAGGTGCTCCAATACAATTTGAGATTGGCGACTTATCAACTTCATAATAGTAGAGGTATAAATGGCAAACATAACTGAACGTAATAAACAAAGAATAGAACTAGCTAATACAGGGTTTTCTATGGGATACATAGATGACTGGCAAGCTAAAACTACTTTATATAGACATAAGCCTAGTTATTATGACAATGGTGAAATAAATGAAGTAGTTGGTAGCTCTGTTACTGGTGTACCAGGTAATCCTGATTATGTGCTTAGAAAGGCTAGAATAGGTTTATTTCCTTGGAAACCTGCTGAAAGTTGTGAATGTCAATGGTGCAGAGAAACTGATTGGAAAGCTTTAGAACCACAGACTGTTACAGGCTTTTGTGACATTTGTGGTTTTAAAGCAGAAGCTAAAAACACTTCTGGTTTAGGAGCTAAATTAGCGTTCCATAAGAAACAATGCAAAGAATCAGCTAAGTCTGATGTATAATAGAATCCTGAAAGTTGTAAAGATTGACCGAGGCTTTCAGGGTTCTTAAAATAAAATCGGTTGGTCGCAGGGGGTAAACCCTGTAAATTAATAAACCTTTAGGAGGTTTGATATGTCTTTTAATCCAGTTCAAGGTGGTCGATATGGTTTTGAAAAAATAACCACATCTGACCAACGACAAGTTCTCGGTGCAGAAATGGCGTTCCCTGATGGCAGAAAGTTTCGTTACGTAGCTAACGGAGGAACTGCAATCGGAGAAGGTTTAGTTGTAGCTTCTGAAGCTCCAGCAGGTAATCATGATGAAGACTTGGTGATTACAACTAGTCCTTCAGTAGGCGATACTACTATCAGTATTACATTAGGTGGTACAGAAGCAGCTAAAGATTTGTATGCAGAAGGATACTTATTCTTTAACTTAGCTAGTACTACTCCACACGAAATGTACAAAATTAAAGGTCATGCTTTAATTTCATCTAGTGGTACTGGAGAAATTACAATAGATGAACCTGATGGATTTCAGACTGCAATAACTGCAGGTACTGATACAGCAGGTCTTATCAAGAGTCCATACAAGGACATTGTTGTTGCTCCTGCTGCTGTTGCAGGTAGATTTGTTGGTGTAACTTGTGCTGACCTAGAAGCTGACTATTATGGTTGGGTTCAGGTAGCAGGTATGGCTACAGCTAAAATTGATGGTACTCCAGCAGTTGGTACACTAGTAGGTGCAAGCTCAAACCACGCAGGTCAACTACTTGCTATTGGTGCTGACACTACTCCTGCTCTTGCTCGACTACATGGTAAAGCCGGTGTGGACAATGAGTTCCATACTGTAATGCTAATGAACCTATATTAAATTGGGTTCTATCGAACTTTGGACACCTCAAGGCTCTACTTACGTAGGTGGTGATACTGCCGGTACTAATGCAGAGACTGGGGTGTCCATTGTTGTGCATACGTTTCAATTTAAAGACCCTGAGACAGGTCGTTCTCAGGTAGTCAAAATTCCTGCTGACCCAGATATTTCTAAGGCACACATAGAAGATATGGCAGCTCAAGCACTTGAAAACTTTTTAATCGAGTGTAGAGTTAAAGACAAAAAGAAAAATATTACTGCTGAAGAAAGAAAACAAATAGGCAAACAGCTAGAAGAATTTAGACGATATGCAGAGAAACGTAGAGAAAGTACAAACAATAGAATATATTACAGAGGTATTTAATGGTTAATAATAGTGAGGCAACTAGCGAGTTTAAATTAACACCTGAAGATATTAGTGCAGCGTTCCAAGCTCATCCTGAAGCTGCTAAAGCAGCAGAAATAAATTTGTTAAAAAGATTAATTATTGAAAAAGATAATTTAATTACAGAACAATATGGGAAATTAGCTGATTTACAAGATGAATTAGATAAACAATTAGCTAAAGGAATTGCTGATAAATGAGGTTAAATTATGCCTGTACAGGGAAGAACACGAAAACAACTTAGACAGTCTATAGGTTTTAACCTAGGGGCATTAAAAACTGGTACTGCTACAGGTGGCACTAACAATACTCTTATAGACGTTAAAACGTTTAGAGGTGGTGATGATACTTACAATGGTAAGTTAATTCTTGTTACTGATGCTAGTGATGGAACTACTCAAACTACTCAATATGTTAATGACTACACAGCTAGTAATAACACTATTCAATTTCAACAAAATGCTAGTTTTACTGTAGCTAGTTCTGATGAATATGAAATATATGATGAACCATATGACCCTGCAATTCTTAACGATTTTATTAATCAAGCTATTGTAGATGCAACAGGTCAGGCATATGACCCAATAGAATATCCTGATATGTCTAGCTCTCCACACACAGCTTTGTTTGGAGATGGAAGAACTTTAAGGTTTGATATACCTAGTAACATATCAATTATTAATCATATTTATTATCGCAGTTCTGTTACTTCGACTATCTTGCACAGTTGTAATTCTGCATTTGATGAAACAGTAGACTCAGATTTTACAGTTACAGTAGATAAGGAAGACAAGAAACAAGGCACAGGTTGTAACAAGTTTGTTATTGCTAGTGGTGCTAGTGCTGGAGACATAGCAACTGACTCTATAGCTAGTAAAGATATTAGTAAATATGATTATTTAGAATGTTGGGTTAAAAGTACAGTTGCTACTTCTTCTGGTAATCTAAAGATATTACTTGACGATTCTGCTTCGTGTGCGTCTCCATTAGAGACGTTATCTATTCCAGCCTTATCAGCAGACACATGGACTTATGTACGCATTAAATTAGCCAACCCAGAGCTAAATACAGCAATCATCTCTATAGGATTAGAATATGATTCTGACTTAGGTGCGTGTCAAGTAAGACTAGATGATATTAAAGTAGTACAAAATGATACTGCTATTTTTCAAATCTTTCCTAAACATTTATGGAAGATAGACAGAAGTGCCAGAGATTTAGTTTTTAAAGATGGTGCTCAATTAGAAGTTGGGTACAATATGATAAAACTAACAGGTGGTGACAAACCTGCATTGCTAAGTTCTGATACGGATACAACTGAAATAGATGATTCATATGTTATAGCTAGAGCTACAGGGTTAGCGTTTGCTGCAGCGTCAGGTGGTCCAACTACAGACCCTGACTCTTTACGACAAGCAGCAGCGTTCTGGTTTGGATTAGCTGAACAAGCTAAACGTGCGTTTCCATTATTAATTACAGGTAGAGCAGTTGAATAATGGCAAACAAAGTAATAGACAAAAATGAAATATATCTTGATGGAACATATTATCCATTAACTAGACCAGTACAAAGTACATTAGCTTCTTTGTACCCACCAAAGGTTACTATTGGTGACACAACCAGAGACTCACAAACTAGAGCATCTGTTATTTCTTGGTCAGACTGGCGTGGTGGTATAGGTGTAGAACGTATGCAAGGAGCTGCAGATGCAGACAAAGCCTGGTACTCTACACTACAGCTAAGATATAGAAGACATTTGGTATTACCTGCGTTAGCTGTAGCTACACGAGCACAGTTATCTGATGGTACTGCTGTTAGTGGGGCTATTACTTTTATAGCTGAAAAAGGAAATTCTTTATACGTTGGGTTTGATAAAAAACCTTATGTATATACAGAGGGTGGCGAATCTCATGGAGCAGATTTTCTAACACAATTAACTAATGGTGGTACTGCTTATAGTTTTCCTGACACACCAACTGATTCTATAACTGTTAGCATGGCAGGTACAGACTCTGTAGTTGTTGCTAGTGGAGACAAATATAGTTTTTTTGATTCTAATACAACAGTAACAAATGTAACAAAAGACTGTAAGTTTCTTACTTTTTGGGATGACAGGTTGTGGGGAATAAGTTCTAGTGGTCAGCTTTGGTATAACTTAACTATTGGTGGTACACCTGTTAATGATGCTGTACTACCTGTACAAGATGGATTTGTTACTGACTTATTTGTAGGTAGAGATGCTACAGGAAGCCAAATTATTTACGCAGCTACTAAAGTAGGTTTGTATGCACACGACATGGCTAACGGAAGATTTGTTGAAACACAATTTCAATTACCTTTCCATCAATTTAATGGTGTAGGTTCTGTTAGATGGCGTGACGCAATATACAATCCTAGTGGTTTAGGTATATATAAATATATTAATGGTAATAACAATGCTGTTGTTACAGTAATGGGTCCAGATAGAGATGATGGGTTACCATCATCACAACGAGGAACAATTAAAAAACTTATAGGTACACACACAGAATTGTTAGCTGCAATAGATGCTACTACTGCACCAGCAGCACAAGCTAGTACAGACTGGTCTTTCCATTCTCCTGTTGGACAAGTAGGAAGGTCAGCAGTTATTGATGCTTCTACTGGACAGTCGTCAATTATA